ATAAAGAGCCGTGTCAGACTCAAAAATAACTTGACCCGCAGACGGTGAACCGGGACGAGTACCCGAAGTAACCACAAGCACATGCTTAACATCAGTGTTAACGTGCAAGTTCGGTTCATCAAAGTCACGGGCAGAAACACCATGATTCACTGCGGCACCAGCACTATGAGCGACACCCGTAGTACCATCAACACCACGAATCACTGTGAGTGTTGTTCCTGTACGTGCAGTAACCTCAATGATTTCTTCATTGATCGTGTCCTGATCAAGAATAATCGTGTACGGGAATGATGTAGGCCAACCTGTTACGGCAGTAACACCAACAGTAATGACACTACTATTAATATTTGCGGCAAGAGTCGTACGTGCCGCTGTACTTGAATAATATCTACGAGCCATGTTTCAACCAATCATCTCGTGTAATGTGAACGGGTAGGGAACAATGTTTGTAAGCCTTTAGTTTCTTCAGCTAGACGAACCTGGTACATTTGTAGAAGGAAACGAGACAACTGGGATGCACCAGCCGGTTGCCTGTTGGCACCACCAAAATCAGACTCAGCAGACTGACCAGATAAACGTGCCGAATCAAAGAACGGTACTAGCCTGTAGGCTGCACCGAAACGAATAAGATCCTCACATGAAGACGGCAACCCTGTAACGGTAGTGAACACGTCAGTTTCAGCATTCAACGCTACAGCTTCTTTACTGAACGTAACCTTCACGTTACGGCCAGGAGTGATACCGTCATACACGTTCACTGCGACACCGTTAGCAAACTCGCTCACGGCAGCGTGCTTATCCACATCGTACCTGCGTACAGGCATCCATTCTTTAGAAGGACCCGTGGACTGCCACCTGATTTGTAGCACATCTAGTGCACCTGCAGGTAGATTGTATGCGGTGATGGATGGTTGGAAACTAAACGTGGTTGAACCTACAGCGAATATTTCAGGGTACACTGCTTTGATTGCATCGTTGATTGCTTTTTTAACCATGTTGCGTGGAAACATTGGGGAAGAAACAACCCTTGTTCCACTAGCGTGGGATGCTGCAGTGCTACTCCGGTAACCTCTACCGTATGGTGGTGCAGTGAGTACAGCAGTGGTGTTGTTTACTGAATCAACTTGGATTAGTTCTGAACCTATTTCTATCAAGCCACGGGACACTGCAGTAGCGTCAGCGACAGGGATAGATAAATCGTCAGCGTCTATCGCTGCAGTAAGATAGGTTGCTTGATCTTGGAACGTGGAATACCCTGTGAGTTGCATGAGGGTATCGTCAATCATTTCAGCGAAAGTAGTCATCATGCACCAGAATTCACGAAACGGGCAGTATCTTTACTAACAATCATGTTCGCTGGTGGATCAACATCAGCATTATAAGGACGACCCAAAGCACGACTAGCATTCTCAGCTGCCTTCACCTTGTTGATTGTGGTTCCTTCAGGTTGGATACCGTTACGGCGTGCAGCATCATATGCTGACAGTTCCATTTTTGTTTGATCAAACATTGGTCGTTGCGGGGAAACCATTACCGCATTAACTTTAATGTTTGCTGCCCGTGCACAAGCACCAAAACTTCCGTGGTCTTGTGTGGCACAGTTTGTTCTACACGCCACTAGGGACTCCTTCAATAGTTATAAGTTCACTGAACCCAGCGTTAGTCACAGCGGTCACTTCAATATCATCAAGCACATGCCTACGGCCACCACCGAAGTAGTAGTCGGCTGCATCAATTTCGGTACCAGTCTGGAATTCAACAATCTTGCCTGTGGTTCCTGTGATGATAAGTGACTGTCCACTATCTACACCATAGAATTTCATTAACCGATCATTCGAGTATTGGTATTCCACCGTGGGTAGTACGAGGATGTTGAGTGGTTTGAACATGGTTGCTGATAACGTTAACTGTCCGGATAGAGGACGGGCAGTTGTTATGTTCACAAGAACTGGGTCAGTAGTTAGACTAGACTGAAAGTCTATGTTACTAGTAACAAAGAACAATCTTGTTGAGGTGGCTACAAGGTTAGACTCACCCACGATGATACTGGCAGCAGCATTCACAATGGTCGTAGAAACCGCTAGCGTCAACGTAGCGGACATTGCAGCCGCACCCTGTACCCCAAGTACCGCTGTAGAGTTAAGGTCTGTATTAGCGCTTAAATCCGCTTCAGCGAGTGCTGTAATATTAGCACTAGAAGTAAGGGTAGCCTCACCACTACCAGTATACTCCCCACTCAATAATTGTGGGAAGCCAAGTAAAGAAACAGTCTTCTTTACAATATCAAACATTATGCCAAACTAAGAGTAATCGCGCTAGAAGCAAACTGCACAGTATCACCAGCAGTAACAGTACGAGAAGCAGTAAGAGCACCATAAGCAAGACGCTTAGGGGAACCAGCAGAATCATAAATCTCAATACCCACAACCGTCACGGCAGGCATACCCGTAAACGAAATAGAAGCATTGTTAGAAATGGAACCACTAGCAGCAGCATCAAAAGCAATAGTTTGTGAAGCATACGAACCACCAGTAACCTCAGTGCCAGCGGAAGCATCATTGCCATTAGCCGTCATCAGTCGAAGTTTAGTAGCACCAGTAATACTATAAGTAGAAGTACCCACAAGAGCATCAAGTAGTTGGTTTTCAATAATATCAGGAAGATTATCAGCCATAGTAAATCCTTAAAATAGTAGAATCAAGAAGGTGATGGGAGCCACCCGTAAGGATGACCCCCATCGACACAACTATGCAGCGATAGAAGAACCAGTCTCCACGCGGTACAGTGAAGCCTGACGGTACACTGCCCAACCCTGCAAGGAATACCAGCCGAGTGGACGTTGACGCATCAACTTATCCACAACTGGACCGATAACAACACCAGGCTCAACGGCAGTAGCCTCAGCCAGTGCTTGCTGTCCCGCAATGATAGTGCGGTACACCTTGGCGCTTGAAGCACCATCAAGAGCAGTGTATGCACGTGGGGTTTCCACAACATAAGCACCACCATACACACCAGTCACACCGTTAAGGATGTTACCAACATTCGGGTCCGTGTACTTACGTACATCCTCGAATGCAAGTGCACCAGTTTCGGAACGCAGATCATGCGAAACCTCAGGGTGCATGTAGGCTGCGTACAGCATGCCGTCACGAGGGACAGCGTTAGCGGCACGAAGCTTAGCAACAGACTTACGGATAAGGCTACCAGTCATGGTATCCGCGGCAATAACCTCATTCGTAGCGGTAGCATCGCCACCATACAGGACGTTTGTTCCCGCAATCAATGTGCTAACAACAAGCTTATCAATAGAATCAGCCATGTTGTATGCAATGATGTTAGCAATAGCAGGATCAACATCCGAGAATGAGAATTCTGCGAGCTTCTTTGTTTCCAACACAACGTTACCGTACTCGTTAAGAGTAACAGAAACCGTGCTAGGGTTGCTCAATGCAACAGCATCGGGATCAACTGTTTCCGTCAACGCAGTGGTTGCGGCAGCAAGATCCTGATACAGTGAGAAAACAACAGACGAACCGGGCATCGCTTGCTGCACAGGCCGCTTATCCGCAAGATCACGGAACATCGGCTGTGAACGCAAAGCAAATTCCACATAACGGTCATACGCAGCTTTGACAAGATTGCTCATTGCTGAAGTACCAGTATAGGCATTAGCCATAGTAAAAATTCACCTCCAAATAAATAGTTAATAAAAGGACAAACAAGACAACTACATAGCCAAAGGACCAGTAGAATTGCCATGCAAGAGTTTGTTTAACTCCTCAACAGTTGTTGCGGCGTTAATCAAAGCACTCATTTGATCATTGTCACCGTTATACGCTTCACCACTAGATTGTGCCGAAGAAATACGGGACCATTTTTCCAATTCAGGATTCGCTTTTGGCTTGCTTTCATCCTGTTCAGAACCTTGGATATTGAATCCGAACACATCACCGAATTCCTCCAACCAAGATTCAACATCCTCAGCGGATGTAATATCTTTCGGAACCAAACCAGCAACCTTCGCAGGCAACTTTTTTGCTTCCAAAATGTCTCGAACTGATCGTTCACGAAGCGAAGAAGTTAGTGACTCTAACTGTGCAGACATCTCCTTGTTGCGCTTCTGCGCCTCACGGTGAGCCTTCCGCAATTCTTTCATTGCATTAGAATCATTAGGTGCACCCGACAAATCATCGTCATCGTCCCAATCGTAGTCAGACATATATACTCCCTTACTATTTTTTGATAGGTTAGACGCCACCCTCACTACAACTTGGGGAAGAAGTAATGGCTGTGACTATCGGACTTTATACACTGTCAGGGCCGACCGATCTGACTAGGTGTGCTGGATGTTGGAATCGAACCAACCATGCTTACGCGACAGATTTACAGTCTGCTGCCCCACCTTGAGGCATACCCAGCTTTATTAAATTATATTTTAGAACCGCCACCAAGGGCTGTAGAACTAAACGCACCAGTCCCACCAAACCTGGCACGTTCCCTAGATTGTAAGCCTTTAACTTTTTGTTTAGCACCAGTATCAAGATCCAACTGTGCAAAGGCTGTTTCTTCAGCAGTCAACGTTCCACGTTCCAGTTGCGCTAAACGACCAGTGGCACGTTGCACGTCAGCGATCTCACCAAGAACAGGTTCCGCCTGCGTACCTGTAAGGTCACCTTCACCGCCAAGGAACGAACCAATACGTTCCGCTGCACCCGCACCAAACTCAAGCCCACGCTGCATACCGAGACCACCGATCATGGCTGCGTTAGCCCTACGGTTAATTTCACTAGCAGTACTTGTCGGATCAAGAACGTATGCAGTCAACGTGGCAGGGTCAACGTTGTAGTAGCGTTGGAACGAATCACGTACTTCTTGCGGTGTTTGTGCAACGATACGTTGCGCATCACTCACACGGTCACGAACCTCATTAACGGACAACGAGAAGTCACCAACAAGTTTAGCGATAGCATCATACTCTGTTTGAGTACCAGACTGTCCAAGGAAACTACTCACACCTGCTTCACGAAACACTTGACGGTATTGTGTTTCAAGTCGAAGATAGTCACCTTCAGTAGCAACATCCGCTACACCTTTAGCGCGAAGTTGTGTAAGACCCTTGAACCGTTGCTTGTATGATTCGGTACCGCGAAGACGTTCAACCATTACTTCTTCACTAGTAGTATCTTTAATGATAGTGTCTAGTTCACCAGCAAGAACACCCATGCCGTATTGTGCAAGCATGTTGCGGAGGAAAGATGCAGCAGTTTGACGTTGCTCTGCTTTCAACGCTGCTTTATCTAAAGCATCCTGATCTACTGTAGTAGTTGGAGTTTTATCACCACCGCCACTTGGTGTGGCAGTTTCACGTGGAAGCCCAGCATCCCTACGTTCCCTTTCCGCCTGACCACCGGGGGAAAGGTTTCCCATGCCCGCACGGACACCGTAAAAAAAATCACTGTTAGGATCAAGTCCCGAAAAATCAACACTCATACTGTTACCTCAATCCGAACATTTGAAGAATCTTAGTGCCAGCTTTAGCGTAAGTATCCATAGCGTTCTCCGTGTACTGCCAACGATCATCCTGACGAATCTCACGCTCAAACGCATACAACGGTGTCACGCTAGGCTTACCGTCAGCCCCAACACCCTGCATAGCTTTCTGCAACAGTTGATCATTCAAATCAATCTCATCCTCGCCCACTTCAAGCAACCGAGCCATACGCTGCTTGTACGGTGCAGCAATATCTGCAGGGTCCATACCTGCTTGTATACGGTCAGACCATGCAGGAAACGAACCAACAAGATACGTGTTACGCAAATCCTGCAACACATCAGCCTCAGTAGTGTTACCAGCAAGAATGTTTTTAGTGTAATCGTTAACCATGTTGTCAGCCAACTGTAAACCGTTACGCATAGCCCACGACTTAATATTGTTTTGAGTAGTACCAGCAGAACCTCTAACAGTACCCGAGTCAAAAGAAATATATTCAGTTAAAGCATTAGCAAGTTCAGACTCATTCATACCGAAACGGCGACCACGGATAGCGAGTTCACGCAACTGGTCATCGCTCATTGTTGCACCGAAACCTGCAGCCTGATCCCGTAAAGATTCAACACGAGTACTAATCTCATTGTTGTACAATTCAGGGAAACGAGCCTCAAAATCCATGTCTTCTATGGCAGTAGACTTATACTTCTGTGCCCAAGGCTGGCTATCCATTTCAATCTGGAAAGCACTATCACTAAACCCAGTAGTATTATTTATGTACTCACGAGTTTTACCTTGAAACCAGTTATAGAATGCTTGGGCTTCAGGGTCTTCCGATTCAGCAAGACGACTAAGTAGAGCGTAAGATAAACCAAACTTAGACTGCATGGTTTGCTCACCCACACCACCGGGCTTCTTGTAATCTTTACGTTCCTTTTTAGACACCCTACCATCATTGTTAGTGTCCATAAGTTTTTCGTTAGGTGTAAGATCAGGCACCTTCAGGCCTCGCTTCTAAAGTTTTGTAAAACAAATCCATCATTTTAGTTGCCTTACCGTAATCTTCAGCCTCTGGACCTTTCATAAGGGAATCACGAATAATATCTTGACGACCCTCCGCACTCAACCCTGGCATGGAAACATTAGAACCGACACCGGGAACAGACACTGTTGGTTCCGCACGTTCAGCAGTACGAACTTGCTTCATAATTGTCTTAAACTCATCATCCGATATTGCCCTACCAACAACAGTAGAAGCCACAGCGTCAGCAGTTGCACGAAGGTCACGTTCATTCATCAACGTTACGCTAGATGTTGGACCAGTGTAGCCACCGCGAGTTCCGCCACCACCGTCTTCAGGTATTTTTGTTCCACGCTGCAAAAGTTCCATAGCGTTAACACCAGAAGCGGCAGCGTCATCAAGAACGTTTCTCCACATTCCTTCAACACCACTAGCGGAAGTAGATTCACTATTGTTGTAACGTTGAAGTTGATTCAAAAGAATCTTGTAGTCTTTACCACCTTTACCACGAACCTCGTTAAGGTAAATCATGGCCTGATTGTAAGGAACCATTTTTGGATCATCTGTTTGCACAGGAAAACTACCAAAACGATCAACCTGATAACCTAAAGGAACAGGTGTTACTTTAGTATTCCAGTTAACTTGTTCTTCAGCAGAACCTTTATCACCATAAGTATCTAAATCATCTGGGTCCATTGTTTACCTCAGAATCCTAACGCGCCGGAAGTAGCATTCATTAAAAGCCTCCACTGAATATCATCTTCATATTTAGGTGACCACGTAGACTCAACCCGACCCCACGTGTCTTTAAGTTCTTTCTTGTTTTTCGCGTACATAGGATCACGCTGATCAAGACCATTGAGTCTCGTAGCCATTTGATCATAAAGACCAATAACAGATTCAGCATCAAGACCACGCTGATCAAGCTTGTTATTCTTTTTCATCCAATTAACAGCAGTACGAATATCGCCAACATCACCACGAGAATCGGCTGGGTTTGGTGTAGAACCATCACTCAAATCACCCTGCAACCTTGACTGAAGCATAGGGTATTCTTTATACAATTCTATTTTAGCGTTAGCCCACTTATTCTTAACGCTATCATCACCAGCATCAATACCATCATAGTATTGCTTCTGAAGAAGCCTGTACCTGCCGTAACCTTCAGCAGTAACCATTTCGTTAAAGTAATCTAAAACATTCTTAGGAGCCTTGGCACCCATAGATGCAAGATACTTCCATGCCCCAAGAGACTGTACGCCTTCTTGTGGTGCAAAAAAAGCAGAACCAGTCTTACTCAACTTAAACAGTTCCTCGTTCTCTATAATAAACTTTTGAGTTTCACGAGTTGCTTGGAAGTTACCAAAAGAATCAGGGTTCTCATTTTCCGAAACAGTAAACACAGACAAACCAGGATTGTTTTTAACAAACTTGCTGTAAGCAAGACTGTAATCGCCATCGTTAAGTTGAAGCAATTCAATAAAGATTTTACGCATACCAGAAACACCCATGCCTTTAGCAAAATCAGTAACCGTTTGAGGGTTAACAGAAACAGCTGCAGGTAAAGTAGGACCAGCAAGAGTACGAAGAATTGTTATATCGTTAGCGGCAATATTAAGATTGTCTTTAATATCTGCAAGTTCCGTATTAGTGTACTGTTTACCTTGCTCAATCAAACCAGTAGAAGCATAAACCTGTATGGCAGACCTAGCAGAATCAGCATAAACAGTATCGGAATCAAGTTCATCATTCAAACCAAACGCAATGTTAAACAAGTCAACGCTTTTCTTCGCGTTAGTTGGAACAACAGTTTCCAAATATGAACGACCAACAGAATACTCACCCATGATCTCGTCTTGGAAAGACTTCAACTGCGGGAAAATTGCCATTAAACCAGTAAACGCAGTAGCACCCCAAGGACCAGCTAAAGTTGGGAACGCAGCATTAGGATCAGCCGAAGGAGTCAACATACTTACTTTAGAAGTGAACTCCGTAAGAGCGCCACCTTCAAGAACATTAAGACCAAACAAACTAGTGACAGTATTAATACCAGTCAACGTTGCCTTGTTACCAGGCCAAACAAAATACTTGTCACCAAACTCGTCCTCATGCACAAACCCAGTCTCATCCAAAGCGTGCCATGCAAGATTCAAACGTTGAATAGCAAGAGGATTGTTTCTAGCAGTACGCATCATGCGGCGATAGAAGTCTTCTTGTGCACGATAGAAACGTGCAACGTTACGAACATTCCAAGCCAACTGTGAACGAACATTCGGGTTATCCACGTAAGACATTGTGGTTGCATAGGCACGCTCGTAAGCGTTTTCTACAGCCCACTTAGTTGCGTGTTCTTGACCAAATTCTTCCGCAAGTCTTTTTTCTATCGGACGTAGAAAATCACGTGCATCAAGATAGTTAGCAATAAAAATTGGTTCACGAGTAAAACGTGCAAGTGAACGACCCATAGCAGACCATGCTCGCATACTCAAAGGAATCTTTTGTGACGTAGCCAAAGTCATGTTGTCTGCACCAAGAGCAGAATAAGGCTTACCTGGCATCGTGAGCAAATCTTCTTCAGTGACACGTTGAACCTGCTTACCATCAACCATGTCATACATTTTGTATGTAACCCTAGTTGTTCCGTCTTCTAGTACTTCTTCACGGCGAAGCTTAGCCAAAAGATCGTCATTAAAAGAACCTTCTTTAGTTGTGAAGGTTTGCAAGGCAGCATCAAGTTTACGTCTAGCCAAAGACGCGGAACCTTCCGTGGCACCAATAGCCGAAGACTCAACCATACTCCTGTTGGCAGACAACAAATGCTCAGTGTACTTGTTTACAACATCATTAATTTTGTCAACATCACCAGACATTTTTGCCTGATAGTATTCACGAAGGAAAGCAGGAGTCTCAACTTTTTTTCCATCACCATAAAGAACAGCAGTAATATCGTTGTACCATGCTTTTATAGATGCTGGGTCTTCCGCAGCAACAACCTTAGTGTTGTAAGGCAAAACCTTACCAGTAACTTCTTGGATCTCACCATTAATAATAGCCCTAGTTGTGTTGTTCGCACCAACACCAACCATAGAACCACTGGCTAAACCTTCAGTAGTTTCAGAAGCCTCATCCATCATGTTGTAAAACAAAGGATTTTCTGCAGCCTCATCAAGGTCTTTTATAATCTGTTCGTTCTTGGGCTTCTTAATGAAAATAAGTTTCTGTCGCAAGAATGCTTTACGCAACAACAACGTGAGAGGTTCCCTCTCGCCAGTCTTAGCAAGTTTGTTTGCTAAAGCAATCTCAGCCTCGTCAAGGTGAGGTAAAATAATACCGTTAAGAGCCTTCGGGATTACGTCACCAAACCAACGAGTAGTGGAAGGAACAAGACCAAGTTTGCGTCCACGTACGCGACTAGGATCTTTAGGATCTATGCGTTCCGTTGCTTCACGTGTAGCCTTAGAATACAATTGACCGTAACGGTAACCTTTCCATGAACCACCAGTGAGTGCATACAAACCTGCATCTTCAAGACCGTTACGCAAAAAGAATCGTGGACCAGCAATAGTTCCAAGAGTCCAATAGTCCGTAACGGTTGACATAGTACCGTTGTCACCAAGCAGCATTGTCAAATATGATTTGCGTAAAGACATTTGATCGAGGGCAGCCATGTTGGGAAAACTAACCACGGGTGTCATTTGGTAGTTGTACAATGCTGCGCTAGTGCCATCATTAAGAAGTGAAGGGTTGTACATTGGAGCATTAATAGTTACTTCTGCTGCTAAATTTTCTACACTAAGCGCTTCGGCGGTATCTGACACAGAAATGTTTCTAGTGTTTAACCAAACATACACATCGTGCTCTTCAATAGCATCTTTTCTTATTTTGCCACCGGCATGTTTTAAAGCATCATACCCATTTTCTTGCATCACATAATTTAAATCATTAATTATTTCTTCTACTTCAGCCTTTAGGGTTGACTGACCATAGGACATGTCTTTACGCAAAGCACGTATTAAACTAAGTGTTGAAACGTTAGGATCATCAACCAAAGACAAAACTTCTTCCGACCAATCAGAGGCAGAAGGAGAATCGTATTGTGTTTTAATGTAGTCTCGAACAAAATCTGGTGCGGGAGCATCGGCATCAAGAACAACAGGGGGTTTGGAGCCATTCCATTTAATTACATACGTTACCGGATCTGAACCTTTACCTTTTTTTGTGTATCCTTGACTTGCCGTCTTAAAACCATTTGTAGAATAAAATCCGGCTCCTGCAATATTTTGAGATTGTGGCAAATAGAATGCTTCGGTTAATTCATCTTTTTCAAATTTTTTGGAACTTCCGTGAAAAAGAGTCGGACCATTTTCCCACGATGATTCCATGGATTTTAATGCTTTATCTTGCGCTTGCCTAGCAACAGCAGCCTTAAGTATCGGAGTATCAATGTAGTCGGGTGAATATAGTTCACCGGGACGCGCACCAGAAACCATGTTGTCAATAAGTTTAGTTCCGTTAACAGGATCAACAATATCAACACCAAGAGAATAACCAACACTACGGCCAATGCCACTACTGAATTCTTTACGCTGCCCCGGTGTCATAACTTTCCACAAGTCTGCACTATAGTCAGCCCAGT